GATCACCTGACGATTATACAACATATCGACCAGGTTGGAAAAAGAATTGGACATTCACAGCATGAAGTCATTTAAAGAACTAAGAACACAGTTAGATGAAATTAATTTCAAAGTTGATGCTAAGAAATTAGAGCTTAAAAGAATTAAGATTAAAAATACAGAAGTATTTTATCATGCTGAAAAGAAAGGTTCTAAAAAAATTAGAGTTTGGGTTAAGCCTAAATCGTCTAAAGAACCAGAAGAACTTGGTGTTTTTAAAGATATGAGAACTGCAGAAGCGTCTGCAACACAATTTGTTAAACTTATGGGTGAAGATATTGAAGAAGGTCTTAATGTTCGTAAAAAAATCATTGAACAGTCGAAAATAGATGATATGATTAAAGAGGTTAATTTCTTAGGTGAAAAAAGAGATTTTCCACAAGCACAAATAGATCAAATAGCACAATTAACTGATAGAAATCAACATAACGATTCAGTTAAGATGTTGGCTCAAATGCTAGGAAGAAAGCCAGAAGCTAAAATAATGGATCATATAGCAGCAATTCATAAGATTGAAGGGCATATGTACCCAAGTTTGATAACATATCGAACAGATGTAATGAAAAAACTATTGAAACTAGCAGACAGAATGTTTAACAATGCCAAAGAAATAAACAAGGCATTTTAAAGGGAAAGACAAATGAAACTAATATCAGAACAATGGTGTGATAATATAGATTACCTAATAGAACAAGACCCTAAAACAGGTAAAGAATCTGTTTTTATTGAAGGTATTATGTTACAAACCGAAGTAAAAAACAAAAACGGTCGCATATATCCAAAAGAGATAATGCAAAAAGAAGTTAAAAGATATACTAAAGAGTATATTAACGAAAAAAGGGCCTATGGAGAGCTAGGGCATCCAGAAGGACCAACTATTAATTTAGAAAGAACATCTCATTTAATACAATCATTAAAAGAGGACGGCAATAATTTTGTCGGAAAAGCAAAGATTTTATCTACCCCTATGGGAGAAATAGTCAAAGGCCTTCTATCAGATGGCGCGAGACTAGGAGTATCTAGTAGAGGTATGGGTTCACTAAAAGCATCCAATGAAAAAGGTGGTGTGCAGCTGGTGCAATCAGATTTTCAGTTAGCAACAGCGGCTGATATCGTAGCAGATCCTTCTGCTCCTGACGCGTTCGTAAACGGCGTAATGGAAGGAGTTGAGTGGATTTGGGATAATGGAGTGATCAAAGCTCGAAAAATAGAAGAATGGAAACATGATATATTAAGAGCTAAGACACATAAACTTCAAGAAGTCAAATTACAAGCGTTTTCTGACTTTCTTGAAAATTTATAATATTATAAATAACAATAGAGAATAAATTAATTAATTTATAATTTAATGGAGAGTATTCTAATGTCAAGCTTAGAAAACACTATAGAGGCAGTCATAACAGAAGGCAAATCTGGCGAGTCCAAGGAAATTCAACACGAAGTTCCTGGAAAAGGCGGATCTGCACCTGCGGCTAAATCTAAAACAGACCCTGACGCTGAAAAACATGCATCAGACGCTGCAGCAAAAGCTGGAGATGCCACTAAACCGGCACCGAAAACTAATGCAGCGACTAAAGCAGAAAAAGGCGAAGAGGCTGATGACGGTGTAACAAAAGTAGATAAGACATCTATACCTAATCAAGAAGAAGCAGAATCTGATTCTGAAGCTCCTCAATTAGATGAGATGTCAAAGTCTGAATTGTTAAAACAAGCCGTAGCGTCCATGAAAGAAATGGACCTTAAAGCACTTAAAGTAGCACATGCTGGTTTGAGTGAAGCAGACGAAGATGATGGCGACGAAGAAAAATCAGAGTCACTAAGTCGAAACGCACTTATTAGAGGTGTTGTAGAATCTCTTAAAGATAAATCTGTAAAAGAAGTCCAAGACTTTATTGGTTCACTATCAGAAGAAGAAGTATCAGAAGATGCTGATGATGAAGATAGAGATGAAGATAAAGGCGAAGGTAAAAATATTCAGAAGAAAACAACTCCTGTTGAGTCTAAAAAAGAAACAGACGAAATGGAAGATGAAGAAGAAGAAGTCAAGAAAGAAAACTATGAAGTCGATATGACTGATGACATAGAAGCTCTTGTCGCTGATGAAGATTTATCGGAAGATTTCAAATCTAAAGCTAAGACTATTTTTGAAGCAGCCGTTGCAAGCAAAGTTAAAGAGAAAGTTTCTGAGGTTGAAACCCAATTCGAAGAAACCACTAAAGAAGCGATTGAAGAAATCAAAGAAGATTTGACAGAAAAAGTCGATTCTTATCTTAACTATGTAGCAGAAAGCTGGGTATCAGAAAATGAACTAGCGATCGAGCGTGGTTTAAAAACCGAGCTCACAGAAGATTTCATAAACGGTTTGAAAAAACTGTTTGAGGAACATTATGTTGAAGTTCCAGAAGAAAAGTTTGATGTAGTTGAAGAACTAGCCAACAGACTTGACGAGAACGAAGATAAATTGAATAGTGAAGTTGCCGAAAACATCAAGCTATCTCAAGATATCGAGGAACTAAAGCGTGAAAGAATTATTAGCGAAGCGTCTAACGACCTAGCTGATAGTGAACAAGAGAAGTTAAAAGAATTAACCGAAGATGTTGACTATGAAAATGAAGAAAGTTTCGTAGAGAAAGTTTCTACATTGAAAGAAGCATATTTTAAAGGTGAAAAACTTGAAGCTGTCTCTGATGAAAGTAATGTGGCTTCAGCCGATGCCAATTTCGGTTCTCAGGAAGAAACTCCTGTAGATCCAGGCATGGCTAAATATACTGCCGCAATTAATAAATTTGCTAAATTAGATAATTAATTTAGTAATTTAAACGGGGAAATAAACAAATGTTTATGTCAGAAAACCTTCAAGAAAAGTGGAAGCCAGTACTTGAGCATCCCGATCTTCCAAAGATCGAAGATAGCTACAAGAGAGCTGTTACTTCTGTAATTCTTGAAAACCAAGAACGCGCAATTAGCGAAGAAAGAGGTGCTTTAAACGAAGCATTTGGTGACGGTCAAGGAACTGTTGCAGGTGATCCAGGTGGATTCTCTGCTACGGCTGCTAACTGGGATCCAATTCTTATCTCATTAGTTCGTAGAGCAATGCCAAACTTGGTAGCATATGATATTTGTGGTGTACAACCAATGACTGGACCTACAGGTCTTATCTTCGCGATGAAGGCAAGATATGTAGATGACAGTTCAGCAGTCGCAAGAACAGAAGCTCTGTTCAACGAAGCTGATACTGACTTCTCTGGTTCTGGTACTCACGCAGGAACTGATCCATTTGCATCAGGTTCTGCAAACACCGCAATTCAAACAGGCTACACAACAGGTGCTGGTGATACTACTGCTACTGCAGAGAAAGATTCATCTATCGCTGAAATGTCGTTCACGATTGAAAAAGCTACAGTTACCGCGAAAAGCAGAGCGCTTAAAGCTGAGTATACTATAGAACTTGCGCAAGACCTTAAAGCGATTCATGGCCTTGATGCTGAAACTGAACTTGCTAACATCCTATCTGGTGAAATCCTAGCGGAAATCAACAGAGAAGTTGTAAGAACAGTTAATGATCAAGCTAAGATCGAAGGTGTTGCCTCAGAAAGTAACCTAACTGGTACTTCTGTAAACGGACAATTTAACCTAGATGTTGATTCATCAGGTAGATGGTCAGTTGAAAAATTCAAAGGTCTTATGTACCACATTGAAAGAAATGCTAATGTTATAGCACGACAAACAAGAAGAGGTAAAGGTAACTTTATCCTATGTTCTAGTGATGTAGCGTCTGCACTTGCAATGGCTGGTGTACTAGACTATGCTCCAGCATTATCAACTAATTTATCAGTTGATGACACTGGAAACACTTTTGCTGGTGTCTTAAATGGCAGCATGAAAGTGTATATCGACCCATATTACGCGAGTGCGTCTACAAGACCTACTGGTGTAACAGCTGGTGAAGGCTATGTAACAGTTGGATACAGAGGATCAAATCCGTTTGATGCTGGTGTGTTCTATTGTCCATATGTCCCACTACAAATGGTGAGAGCAGTTGGTGAAAACACTTTCCAACCGAAAGTGGCTTTCAAAACTAGATACGGAATGGTAAGTAATCCATATGTTGGCTCAACGCCTGCTAATGGTTTAGCTGCTACAAGCACTAACTCTTACTACAGAAGTTTCGAAGTTCTTAACTTACTGTAAAATCTAAATCATAACTGATTTCAAAGAGCCCCTCGGGGCTCTTTTTTTTGTTATAAATATAAGTAG